ACGCCTATCAGGTGCTCGCCGCCCGCGCTGAAGTCCAGCAGCTCCGAGGATTGCAGCAGGGTGCCGGATCCGGTAACAGCGAAGCCCAGCAGGATTGCGCTCTGGCACCGCTTCGGCGCGTCATCTGCAACGGCTGCAAAGCTCAGGTAGCCGCTGTTACTGCCATCCATCTCGGTTTCCCAGGTGTAGATGTCGGTGCGGAACTTCTGGTGGCCGCGTCGGCGCATGCCGATACGCCAGGCCCTGGTCCTGTCACTGATGCCGGGCATCTTGATCTTCTCAACCTTGGTGCCCAGGTCACCTGGCCAGCGGCACTCGACCGTCTCCCACGCCCAGGTTGTGCGCGAGAAGTACTCAACATCCACGCCATCGAAGTCGTTGATCGACGGCATCGCGCCGCTGATCTTCAGCATCTTGGTCATGTTTTGTGGTGAGTAGGTCTGCGTTTTTGGTCCGTAGGTCACGTCGAACGCGGCCCGTGCACTGTCGCGAACCGGGCGCAATAGCCCGCGGAAGGTCACCAGCTCACCGAAGCTGCACGCCAGCGCGTTGTTGATCATGTCCTTGACCGTGATCGTCGCATCCAGGATCTCATCGTACGTGTCGCCACGGGCCACGCAGATCTCATGGAAGGCCTGCCACTCGGGCAGGTCCAGGTCATCATCCGTGTACCCGCGCTGCTTCAGCTGGTAGATGCAGTACGGCACGATGTCGCGGCTTGGCCCGGTACCGCCCTCCATCAGCGGCAGGATGCGGGTTGCCTCGACGCTTACCTGGCTCTCCGACTGAGCAGAAAGCCGGTCACCGCCACGAATGTTGCATGTCATGACCGTCAGACCGGGGTAACTGGTGGGCGAGTTCTGCATGCGCCCGCGCAGGTCCGTCCAGGTGGCGTCATCCCGCGCTTCATCGTTGATCCGGCCAGGCCGGTCCACATACTGCTTACGAATACGGGCCTCGGCTCGCATCGCGTATGGCAGCGACACGCGCTCGGTGAAGCCTTGGGCATCGAGCGAACCACCCGTGTTCATGTACTGAAGCTGCGTCCACGCCCCGGCCACGTCCATGTCGCGGTACTCGAACAGGTAGTAGGTCGGAATCTCGTAGATCTGCCCTTCCCGACCGATACCGGCAAGGCCGTTGGCGTAGGTGACCGTCCACTCCAGTTCTGTGACCTTCTCGTTCTCCGGGCAGCAGGCAAATGGCCCACGGTATCCGCCCTGCAGGTTGGAAGCGTCCAGCGTGATCAGTCCGTTGACGGTCTGCATGGCGTTGAAGCCAGGCCAGCCTGCATCGGTCGACCCGGAAGAGGTCAGTCGCTCCACCTCGAGCAGGCTCGTGCTGAATGCCGTGATCCGGTACCGCAGCCCGCGCGGGCCGATGGTGGCAATGCCCTGCCCAAGCGCGAGACCAACCACTGGCGAACCGCCGTCATAGTCCAGCGTCATTTCCGCCGGCTGCTCAGGAATGGCGCTGGTGGTGGCCGTGCCCGTGGCTCCCACAGGTGAGGCGCCCAGGATGGTGGTCGCGCCAGTTGCGGTGAGAGCCTGGCCGGCAAACGGTGTCACCTCGACGATACGAAGGACACTGCCGCTCACTTGTGCCTGGAACGGCTTTCCGCTGAACTGCGTATTGAGCGCTGACACAAGCCCAGCCAGGTTGGTGGTCGCGGTGTTCAGTGTTATCGGGTAGCTGGTTGCGCCACGGAACAGGGTGAAGCTCAGCGGTGTGACGTTGAAGTCGTAACGGCTGGGAGCGGCTGAACCGGTGAGCGTCGATGCGGTTCCGGGGTTGGCTGGCACTGCTGGCGTGTATGGCGTGTAGCTGTGCACCACGTACAGGCCCGCGTTCGCTCCGGCCACCTCGATCAGCATGCCAGCTGTGGGGTTCAGCATTTCCAGCGGCCCGCGCACGATGTCGCGCCCTGCACCGCCGTCAATTACGGTGTAGGTGTAGGGGGCGAGCACGCGAACGATGATCCCGTTCGACCAGTCAGCGGGGAACTGGCCGGATCCGGCCGGCACGCTGATGGTATCGCCAACGAACTGGTAGGCCGATGCGGTCGCCGATCTTGTCAGGTCGGTGGCCATGGTCAGTTCCAGGCCAGCAGAGCCGCTGGAGCTTGCCCCGACCTCAGGCACGTTGAACCAGTTGATGTGGGCCGGATCACCAGAAAGGTCAGCGCCTGGCGGGTAGATCGTGAACGTCGCATCGGCGCCCAAAGAGATCAGCGGGGTTTCGCCCACCTTCACCTTGGCCAGCGGAATGTCGTACTCGCCTTCGCCGATGTACAGCAGCATCTCCACGCGCTGGTCGCGCGCCGCAATGTGCGCCCGGCGAGGCTGGGCCAGATACGATCCGTACACCCGCTGGTGGCCGGCAATCTGCCGCACAGGGTCGCCCAGCTTGACCTTGTTGCCCTTGGCGCTGGCATCCATTAGCGGGTCGCCCTGCTGGGTGCCGGCGCTGGATGGCATGCCAGGCATCTTTGGCATGATCGCCTTGAGCACTGCCTTGGCGCCCTTGAACAGGGCGAAGGTGATCGAGAACGGGTCGGTGCCTTTCGGCTCGCGGTAGATCTGGAGCAGGTCAGACGGCTTGAACTTCACCTTGTGCCACAGGTTCTGCTCGATCACCTCCTCGTTGAGGACAACGCTGATCGGCGGGCTTTCCCGGCGCTCATACGACGGAGCCAGGGCCTTCAGCCATTCCTCGATGGACATGCGGCGGCCGGTCTTCCAGGTGCCGAGCGGCGCCGTATCACTCAGCTTGTTCGGGTAGAACTCGATCACGGTAATAGACCACCTTGGGATGAGCGGCTTCGAACTCGCCGGTTGTCCGGAGGCAGGCGCCACCGGGGTTTGTGTCCAGCACCTTCAGTCGGCCCTCGCTCAGAAGGACCGTGCCGACATGCAGAAGCGCTTCGCCGCGCAGAACCGCTGCAATTGCGCCGGGCTCTGGCCTGCACTCTTCCATGGCCTTGCGCAGCACGCGGTATGCCTTCGTGTTCGCGCGAATCTTGTCCTTGCCCACGCCGCCCAGGGATGGCAGCAAATCCAGCCCGAAGAACTCGTGCCGGATCGCGCGACACAGCCCCCAACAATCGAAGGCAATAGGCCCCCGTGCGCCCTCGCGATACGGGGCGCGCATGAATTTCTCGATCATGGTCAGATGTACTTCAGGCCGGGTGCCAAGGTAGTGGTCAGAATGGTGCGCAGACCGTTGGTGTTGAGCAGGTCGAAGAAGCCGGCGGTGAGCTTGGCCACGTCGTCCTCATATTCCCGGCTGAGCAGCGTCATGTGGTAGCGCTCGCTCGGGAATGACATGTCCTCGGCCAGGTAACGCCGGAAGGTGATGATGAAGCGCTTGTCAGTCGCTTTGGCCGCCTCCACGACCTCCTGGACCTCGCCGGTCACGTTGTCCAGGCCAAGGACCAGGTTCTGAAACGCGCTGTTGTCGTTCTTGGGCAGGGCCAGGTCCATGGCCATCGCTATGAAGGTGAGCGTGCGGCCATCCTCCGTGGTGCACACCCGGTCTTCCCACCCAGAGCAGTACAGGTGGGAGACCGTGCCACCCTCCTCCCGCGCCTCGATGGTGTCGACCAGTTCCCCGCGCCCCGAGGCATAGCATTCTTCGATCAGGCTCATCCGAAGTACCTCGTGTACCACTTGTCCAGGCTGCCAGAGAGCTGGGTGTTGAACTGGTCGAGCGGCATGCCGACCGACACGCCGATGTACTGGTCTTCAGTCAGAACTGGGCGGGCCTTGAACTCCAGCTCGGCTGAGAAACGCCAGCGTTTGATCTGCGCAAGCTCGCCGCCGGTGTACATGCCCTTGAAGTGCACCTGATGCACCTGCAGACCCAGAGGGGTCTGTAGCGGCATCTCAAACCAGTCAAAACCCAGGTTAATGGCCCAGGTGTACCAGCCCTCGAACTGCGCCGCCTCTTCCGCACTGAAGTTGAAGGTGAACCGTGCAGATGTCGGCGGCTTCCTTGTCCTGATCCGGTACCGCGTCCGCCCGGTAACCATTGGCGTAGCCCGCATCGGATCAACCGTGCTCAAGCCATACCCCTCCTGCAGAGGAAGTGGCAATTCTGCCGGGTATTGAATCATTGCCATTCCTCAGCTGAGGTTCGTTTTAGGTGAGAGGGCTGAGGCCCAGCGCTTCCT